TTCCAGCAGAGGATGAAGACGAAGAGGACATGAATTTAGACAAGGATGTTTATGAGGAGGAAGAATAATGAAACAGCATTTAGCACTGGCACGATACGCAATCAACACAATGGGTTTTACTATATCTGTTGATGACGGTGACCCAGATGGAGAGTGCACAGTCGTGCGTTCCTCGAGCGTCAAGGAAGTTATTGATGCGTGTGAGGGTGTCGATGAAAGCCATATGTTCTTCTTCGACAAAGAAGGTAACCAAGAATCTTGGGCCTTCATAGTTCTGGGCAACGATGGCGGGGACGAGGTCTGCGATTATGGCGAGGCCGATTGGATTGACGCATTTTTTGGAGAGGAGAAACAACAATGTCTATGACAGCGAAAATCAAACTACGGGACGTTGACAACAAAGTCATCTCGTCAACGTCTATCACCGCGGATCATTACGAAGACGGTCCAGATCCCGACGAATTTCTTAAAAACGCTTGGAAGATGGCCGATCAAATGGCCGCCCATCTATCGTGTGCAGATGAGTGGAGGTTGACCTTAACATTCGACTTAGATCTGCGGGAAACTTTTGAGGAGATGATGGCAAGGCAGGGGAGATCGTAATGGGACGTATGAAAGAAGAGTTCATGCGGTTGCAAGAGACGCCCGTCATGGACCCGTGCCCCGAGTGCCATGGAGATGGGACCGTGCTTGAGGACGCACCGATGCCTCAAGGCTTCGGCCGTGACATTGGGTACATGGACACCAAGACCGTGACTTGTGGGACGTGCAACGGCGGGAAAGAAATGGAGCGCCTGTGCACTGAGTGCGAGGGCTGGGTGACGTTAATCGTGGGCGAGGACGCCACGATCTGTGAGGAGTGTACCAATGAACCTCACTGACTTCGCCGCGTTGATTGGCTTTGCCTGCGGGATTATCGTAGGCGGAGCAATCTGTTTTTTTACTTTAACTTTTTTATGGGTGTGTTGAACATGAGTAGTCAAGATATGGATCGTCTATTGGACGAGGTATTCGCAAAAGTATTCGGGAGTAGATGGTGATGGCTAAATGGAAAGAAATACCGTTGGGCATACCATTGTGGTTAGATTGTAGGCTGAAACAAAAGTTCGATAAAATGGACGCGCTCGCCGCGCTTCAAGAAACTAAGCAAAAAGAATGTAGCCAGTGTGGCGGAAAGGGCAATGCCGCACCCTTCGGACGTGACATAGGGGAATTGTATGGCGAGTGGCTGGCTTGCGAAGATTGCAACGGGTCGGGAAAAATTAACATCAAGGAGGATTGGTGATGTACCAAGTGACATGGGAAAACACGAGTAGCGTACCAGCCAGGAACTACATGATCCTGGAAACGTGGGCCGAGGTTGAAGACTGGCTGGAAGTTGCCAAACATAAGCACAGTTACTGGACTGTTGCCATGATCCTTGACGGGAGCGATGAGCAGGCTCAAGTGCCGGACGGTGACCTCGATGAGAAGGGTCGTTGGATTGCTTGCTTAAACCTGATGATGCCAAACAACTTAACCTCAGAGGAGATTGCGTCTAGCCTAATGAGCTTGGCCTCCATGTATCTGGGCAAGAAGGACATGGCGCTGGCCTTCACTTCTATTGGTCGCATGCTGACCGTAGTGAACGAGGCTCAAGACTCAATCCCAAAAGGGAGCATGCACTAATGGCCGATAGTGATCTGACGGCGTTTCAAGCCTCACAACTACAGTTCTTAAAACAACAGGTAGACAAGTACCAAGAGGAGCAGTGGCGATGGCATGCGTCATCCGCAGCGCAGAACGATCTGTTTGCCGCGCGCGAAGAACTAAAAAACTTTGTAAAGAATTTAAGAGAGGGAGGAAAGATAATATGAGTGTTGAATATGAAGAGATGTATGCAAGATTGTGGAAGGCGTTAGTAAAGAAAGAGAACGATCACACTTCCAGTGCCAAGCAACGCGGTGTCGATATCAAAGATGGCATGGCGACTTCAACCAAAGATACACTGTCACCCCGTGCCAAACAGATCAATCGGATGATGCGCATGGGCATGTCTCAGAAAGATATTGCATCGGTGATGGACACATCACAGCAGGCCATCAGCCAAACCAGCCAGAAGTACGGGCTACCCCGTTCCATGGATATATAAATTAAGGAATAAAACTATGAATGATACACCACAAAGAACCGCATTCGAAACACACCCCATGCGCATTATGGTTGAAGACATCAGCGTTGCTGGTAGCGCGTTCGCATCCAACGAGGAGGGCGACACAGTGTTCCTCAACAAAAGGATCGTGGACCGGCTTAAACTAGAGGGCGCTGAGATACTCATGGCTCATTGCATCCCCAACTACGAGGACAAACGTAAAGCAATACCATGGCGGTGCATTCGTGCGGCTGTGCTTGATGTGGTGCCGTCTATCTCCTTATCTGAGCGCATTAAAGAGTATATGAGTAACCTGGATACTGGGTATGATGAGTTCATGTCTGCGGGAGAAGTAGCTGACGCACTTATGATGCCAACAGAAGTCGAAGCTGTTCAGAAGTACTTTGATAGTGACGAAAACAACTACGAGATCCTTCGGTGCTACAGGTTTAAATGGATATGACTTGTGTATTAAGTACAAGTTATATATTACAGACACAACTAAGGGGGGCAAAACATGGCTCGGACGAAAAAAGAAAAAGAGGTTACCGCTCCAGTGTTTCAGAATGTTGCGGTATTTAAAGAAGACGTTGGGATGTTGCGGAAGATGGCTGCATCAGAACAGAGATCCATGGCACGACAGCTCACTGTGATTATACGGGAGGCTGACACGGCCAGATCAGAACTTGCCAAACAAGCCGAGTTAACTTAACAATTACCTACTGCTCGATGGACCTCAAGCCTGTGGTCCCATCATCAACTGGCCCCCTCACGGGGGCTATTTTTTTGCCTCGTTTGGCTTGCCCTTCTTGCCAGCAATTTGGTAGGGCTTTTCTTTTGTGTAGCCTCGGATCTGTGTGACGTTGTTACTCTTCATGCCTTTAAGAAGCGCGGCGGACACATCAGGCAGTAGACCAGCCAGATCGCTTAACTCTTTTGTTGCGCTATCTAGGTTGGTCCAGCCTTTCTTGAAATCACAGATCGCCTCGATCACATGCTCGTGGGTTTCAGACTTAGCCATTCTCTTGCGTCCTCTCCTAGAACCTTTGCACCGATATCGATCTTGGTGCGTAGTGCTTTAACAATGCGCTCATCGATGCTGCCTTCACAGATCAGATCGATGTACGTCACGTTGTTCTTCTGACCGATCCGGTGAGCACGATCCTCTGATTGGATGCGCGTCTCCAGATTAAAGTCATTGGCATAGTACACTACGAGATTTGCTTCTGTCAAAGTCAGACCGTATCCAGCGGTTGCTGGGTTGCCGACAAAGAACTTGAGCGGGTGGTTGGGGTTCTGGAAGTTAACAACGGCGGCGGCTCGATCATCATCCGATGTGTCACCAAAGTATGACACCGCACAGCCTTCGCCAAACTTCTTGTTCAGCATCTCTGTGATCTGGATGATGTCGTACCGAAACCGTGACCAGATGATTGCTTTACCATCGTGCTCGTTAACGATCTCCTCGAGCGCGTCCATCCTCTTTGATGGGAAGTATAGCATGTCACCTTCGTCAGTCTTGAGATGACCAGACATTATCTGTTGGAGCCGGAGCATCTGCGTGATTACAGCGGGCGCCGTGGACATCTCACCACTGTCGAGAAGCACCATTGCGTGGCGCCTGATCTGTTCGTACATCTCGAACTGTTGTGTTGTCATGCCGACATAACGCGCGGTGTATATCTTGTCGGGGAGATCGAGGCAGTCCTTCTTGAGTACACGGAAGGAGAACATGTCTATTCTCTCGGTCAGTTCGTCAAGATTGCGGAACCCTACGATCTGTTGGAAGGCTGCGGCGCCCATGGTTCTACGTTGCACCACTGCATAACGTCCTTGGAAAGCGTAGTATGATTCGAAACCCAAGAGACCTGGGCGGAGGAACTCGCACTGCGAATAGATATCCATTGGACTTTTTGTAACTGGAGAGCCTGTCAAGAGGCGTCTGTACTTGAAGCCCGCGGCTATCTTCATTAAAGATTTAGTGCGTTTGGCCTTGTGGTTTTTTATTGTTGTTGATTCGTCTATTGCAATCATACCCCTTGCGCCAAGCGCACGAGCCATCCACTGCCCAGCCTTCTGTCCTTTGAGCGATGAGTATGATTCGACATTCATCACGAAGATTGTCAGCCCCTCGAATTTATCTTGGACTGAGCGCATCTCTTCCTTTTGTTTCTTGTTGGGCCCAGATACCCAGCGAATCACTCGATGCGGGATGTCATCAGACATATGCTCGGGGATTTCTTTGGCCACCCAGTTGCGGTACACACCCTTGGGTGCGATGACCAAAGCGAAGTCGATCTGCCCATCGAGGTACAGCATACCCATGTTATCTATAAGGACCTTGGACTTCCCTGTTCCCATCTCCATGAACAAACCAAACTCTGCCCTGTCCCACCCAAATTCAAGGGCATCTATTTGGTGGTCAAATGGTTTTAATTTATATTTTAACTTGACAGTCATTACATAGCTCCACTATTGTCCACATTACGGATAGCATGAAGCTACCGGATAAATCAACCCTGAAGAGGAAAAACTTATGAACAGCAATAAACCCGTCCGCATTTTGCGGATGAAAGACCTACCATCAAGGGTAGGGTTTCGGCCACCAACAATTTACGAATTGATAACAAAGGGTAAATTTCCAGCCCCTTTTAAACTAGTCCAAGGCGGCAAAGCCTCGGGATGGCTTGAAAGCACAATTGATTCGTGGATTGAAAATGCAGCCCGTCAAAGCGAGGGGGAGCAGTAATGAACGATATCTTTGAAGACTATTTCGATGAGGCAGACGCAGTCGCCAACATTGATGTAGGAACTGGAAAGCAACTCAGCCAACTGGTTCGAAAACTACGTGAGGTAGAAGATCAAATTACTACTTCTGAAACCCACCTTAAATCACTCAAGCAAAAGAAGCATAAGCTCTCTGTGGAAAACATCCCCGCTCTAATGGACGAGATGGGTGTTGAGCGTTTGGATGTTGACGGCCTTACTGTAGAGCGGAGGATGGTTGTTAGCGCATCGATCCCTGTTGACCGCAGGGAGGAAGCGTATGATTGGCTCCGCGACAACAAGCTAGACGACATCATAAAGAACGATGTCATTCTTTCTTTTGGCAAGGGCCAAGACAATGTAGCAGGCGACGTGGTCGGACTGTTGCAGGAGCGCGGCTTTGATCCAAGTACCAAGACGCATGTACATCCATCCACATTGAAGGCGTTCGTAAGAGAGCGCATCACAGATGGTAAAGCGATTGATCTCGACATGTTCGGGGCATTCGTAACAAACACAGCACAGATAAAGAGGAAAGCATAATGAGCATTTCAAAACAAATGATGATGAGGGAAATGGACCGCATCGAGCGTGAAGAGTACGATGAGGACGGCAACCCCAAACGCCCATTGTCGAGATCATCATTTGATAACGACGAGTTGGTTGAAGTGATTCAAAACTTACAAAAGAAAGCGGAGAAAGATAATGGGTAATCAAGTAGCTACGAAAAAAAGTGCAGAGTTAAGCACAGACTTAATGGACGACATCCTTGAGTTCGCGGGTGAAGGCGCAACATACGACAGTAGCGAGATGCAGATCCCGTTCGTTCGTGTGCTTCAAGCTATGTCACCACAGTTGAAGAAGCGCGAAGCAGACTACATCGAGGGCGCTGAACAGGGCGACATGTTTAATACTGTCACCCAACAGTTCTTTGCTGCGGACAAGGGCGTCACAGTGATCCCATGCTACCAGACCACTAAGTATCTGGAGTTCACACCGCGTGATCAAGGCGGAGGATTTCGTGGCGAGATCAGCCCAACCGATCCTATCTTACAGCGCACCGAGCGCCAAGGAGCCAAAGAAATCCTACCTACTGGCAACGAGCTAGTGAAGTCGGATCAGCATTACTGCTTGGTGATAGATGGGGACGGCATTAGTCAGCCTGTCGTGATCGACATGAAGTCTACGCAGTTGAAGGTCAGCCGTCGTTGGAAGACCCAGATTGCTATGCAGAAGATCAAGCACCCTACGTCAGGGAAAATGATCACACCACCCTTGTTCGCAACGCAGTGGAAGTTTACCACTGTCGAAGAGAGCAATGACCAAGGTTCGTGGTTTAACTACTCTATTGAGAAGCTCGGTCTGATCGAAGACCGTGACCTCATGCTCGAAGCCAAAGCGTTCAGAGATAGCGTGGCAGCGGGTGAAGCAAAAGCTGTGTCGGAGGAGGGGAGCTCCACTCCCGCCGCCACTAAACCTTTGGACGATGACATCCCGTTCTAGGTAGCAGCTTTAGGGGGGACACATGTCCCAATCAAGTGTCCCCCTTTTTTCACCAACAAGGAGCAGAAGATGTCACAAGCAAGCAGGTTGCTGGCCACCTTTGCGGGGGCGGGTAATGCACATGGCACAACTATTGTCGGACGGGTAGGCCGTAACGGAAAGGCCGAGTCACAGAGCCGAATAATCCGAGAGCCGTTGACCGAGGCGCTAGTGCAGGCCCACATTGATGGGAAGCAGGGTGTCGGCGCAATTCCTATTACTGATGAGAACAAATGCCAGTTCGGCTGTCTGGACATAGATGTCTACGATCTAAACCACGGCGAGCTCCAGGCTAAGATACAAAAGATGAAGCTACCTTTGATGCACTGCCGGTCCAAGTCGGGCGGTGCCCACCTGTACCTGTTTATGCAGGACTGGGAGACGGCGGCACAAGTTAGAGATTACCTGTCGGAGATGTCGATTGCGCTGGGCTACAGCGGGTGCGAGATATTCCCGAAGCAGGACACGATCATTGCCGAGCGTGGAGATGTGGGCAACTTTATTAACATGCCCTACTTCAACGCCGAGCTGCCCCAGAGGTACTGCTTTGACGAGAAAAACGAAGCGATGGAGCTTGATGAGTTCCTTGATGCAGTAGAGAAGGCTAGGATCTCTTTGCCAGAGCTTGAGGGCTTGAAGTTTGCGGGAGAGCGTAAGCATTTCACCGATGGGCCGCCGTGCTTGGAGCATCTGTTTGCCGAGGGTCCGATCAATGAAGAGCGCAACAAGACTATGTTTATGTGTGGCGTCTATGACAAGCTCAAATACAGCGATGACTGGGAAGCGCGTCTCGAGGAAGACAACCGTACTCTCTGCGCGGATCCGCTGCCGTCACATGAAATTCTGAACCTCCGCAAGTCTCTGACCAAGAAGGACTGGGGCTACACATGCAAGGACCAACCGTTCAAGAGTTACTGTGATCCAGTCGTGTGTGCCGTGCGTAAGTTTGGGATAGGCAAGGATGCTCCTGATGCGCCCGAGGTGGGAGGTCTGACGATCATGTTGTCTGAACCCCGTGTCTACTTCATGGACGTAAACGGCGGACGCATTCAACTATCAACCGAGCAGTTGCAGAACCAAGTTCTGTGGCAACGTGCTTGTATGGAGCAGATGAACATCATGCCTCCGACAGTGAAGGCTCAGAAATGGCAGACAATGATCAATCAGTTGATGCAGACAGCCACTTATCTAGAGGTTCCAGAAGAAGCCACCATAAAAGGCCAGTTTAAGGACCACCTCCGCTCGTACTGTACCAGCCAGATCAGGGCCATGGCCCCAGAAGAGATGGATATGGGCAAGCCTTGGACAGACGGGGGCACCACCATGTTTAAGCTGGAAGGTCTGATTGAATACCTGCATCACCGCAGGTTCAAGGTCGAGAACCGAGGCAATCTGATCCAGATGATTCGAGATATGGGTGGCGACTCCTCAAGACAGAATATCCATAAGTCTGACGGGACAAGGACAATCATAAGATGTTGGTGGGTCCCTGCATTTGAAGCCGATAAAATTGAACTACCAATCAAGGAGATGAACGATGACATACCCTTCTAATAGACTCCTGCGAGTAGGAGAAGTTGCCGAGATGTTGGGCGTGTCCAAGTCATACATCTACAAACTGGTGGCTCAGAAGACTGACTTCCCTCAACCGATTGTGCTTGGAGACGAGCACAGCAAGCGGTCATCCAGCCGATGGGTGCTTACCGAGATCGAGGATTGGGTGAACAGCAGGCCAAGGGGGAAAGATCTATGATACCTAATTCAAAACTAATCTTGGGGCCACCGGGCTGTGGCAAAACATATCGCTTGATCCAAGAGATCAAGGGCGCCTTAGAAGCAGGCACACATCCTTCTCGCATCGGGGTAATTTCGTTTACTCGCAAGGCTATAGAAGAGATGGTCACTCGGTCGTGTGCTGAATTATCGTTGGAGCCTACGGACTTTCCATACATGCGGACGAGCCATTCATTTGGGTTCAATGGTCTAGGCTTGCAGTCGCAAGACGTTATGCAGGTCTCGGATTATCAAGAGGTTGGGGCCATAGTAGGGCTGGACTTCGAAGGCAATGATCGGACCAGCGTGGATGACGGGATAAACCTGCCTACGCTCGGAGGATCAGGCGCCCAGTACCTTCAGATGATTACCCGTGCACGATACCGTATGATCTCTTTGGACCGAGAGTTCAACGAAGCCGCCGACCGGACCCTGTTCTACCCGAAGCTCGAGCAAGTTAGTGCTCAGATCGAAGAGTACAAGCAAAGGATGAGCAAGTATGACTTTGTTGATATGATCGACAAGTACATCGAGATAGGGGAGCCGCCCCACCTTGACTACCTGTTTATCGATGAGGCTCAAGACTTCACCCCGTTGCAGTGGGAGATGGCAAAGAAACTGGCCGATTTTTCGCAGCACACGATCATTGCCGGAGATGACGATCAAGCTGTGCACCGATGGACCGGTGTGAATGTAGACCTGTTTATCAATTCATCTGATGATGTAGAGATTTTAAAACAGTCGTACCGCATTCCTGTTTCCGTCCATAGGTTATCACAGCATATCGTTCAGAAGATTACTTCTCGGGTTGATAAAGAGTTTCTTGCCCGTGAGGAACTGGGCGAGGTAGAATTTGTTTGGAACATGGAGGACATCCCGTTCAGCGAAGGATCGTGGACCGTGATGGCAAGGACAAACACCTATGTCAGAGAGATGGCAAAGTGGTTCTACAGGACTGGCTTTAAGTTCTCGATCAAGGGCCGGTCCAGCATATCGGAGAAGCTCATTGAGAACATCATGGCATGGGACGAGCTGTGCCAGGATAAGAAGCTGGGCGTTGAGCGGATTAAGAAGTTGTATTCGGGGCTGCCCAAGCAGGGAGATGACGCGGTGGTAAAGCGTGGCGCAACCAAACGACTGGACACTTTGGAACCAGAAGACGAGCTAGACATGGCGGCCTTGATGTCGGACTACGGCTTGTTGCGCGGCGCGGACCATGCGGCATACGATGTGTTGAAGGTGGCTCACAGCATGCGACTGTACATCGAGGCTATCCAGCGAAGAGGAGACAATCTTTTGTCCCCGCCACGGATTAATATCTCTACGTTCCACGCTATGAAGGGGGGCGAGGACGACAACTGCGTGGTGTATACCGCGTCCACCAAGGCGTGTGTCGAGAGCAAGCACCCTGATGACGAGCACCGTGCGTTCTACGTTGGCGTCACAAGGGCAAGACACTCTCTGTATATTCTACAATCTAACAACAACTACAGGTACACAATATGATAGAAGAAATAATTAAGCGGTTAGCTCCGTGGGTGATTGTGTTCGCCTACTTTCTTATTGCTGTCACCGTAGCGGCGCAGTTCTTTTGATAGCGGCGGCGGCATGTTTATCGCTGGCCCTATACCATGAGGCTCGAGGTGAACCACTCCACGGTCAGCTAATGGTAGCGCGGGTGATCATGAACCGCATGGAGTCTCGCAGGTGGCCATCGTCTATGTGCGCTGTCATTACCCAAGACCGTCAGTTCTCGTTCTATAGAAAGGGCAATGCGCCTACGCCCAGGGACGAAGTGGCTTGGGCCGCAGCACAGAAGCTTGCGGTTGAGATCATAAACGATCCTTACATCTTGCCGCCCAGTACTGCTGATCACTACCACACACCAGATGTTCGACCAGTTTGGCGCAAGAAACTACATAGGGTTGCGCGTATTGGGTATCATATCTTCTATTCGTATGACCATCCGACTGCTGTAAAGGTCAGCGTTAGACCTAAATCAAGAAGGGATTAAGAAAATGAAATGCCCGCACTGTACGACAGAACTTATTTGGGGAGGAGACCATGACTGTGAGGATGACGAAGAACATTCTATCGTTTCAAATCTTTCCTGCCCTGAATGCTACACTTTTGTGTTAGTTTATTACCCAAAGGAGAAAGAAGATGAAACGTGATGAGATCCTAGACACCGCAAAAGAACTGATCAATGGGCCGAGGGCCAAGGACTACGGCGATGCGTTCGACAACCACAGCAGAATAGCCGAGGGGTGGAACATCATCATGAACGGGGCTCTGATAAGCCACGGCTACCTGACTGCGCAGCACGTTGTGTTGATGATGGACTGGGTGAAGACAGCTCGGCTGCTTAATACGCTGGATCATGACGATTCATGGACGGACAAGGCAGGATACACTGCCCTTGGGGGTGAGTTCTCCGAGAGGGTACGCGAATCCAACGAGCGCATGACTAAGTACGGAGTTACTAAGAATGACTAATCTATTTGGCAGCGATTTGCACCACCAGTTCAAGGGAGAGCTAAACTTAGTTGATCAGGACTGGCATATCCCTACGGAGTTTCCTGATTTAACAGGCTACAAAGATGTGGCCGTGGACCTTGAGACCAAGGATCCTAACATCCAGACCTTGGGCCCAGGTTGGGCTCGTAAGGACGGTCACATCATTGGGATTGCTGTGGCCGCCGGAGAATACAAGGGCTACTTCCCGATCCGCCATGCCAACGGCCACAACCTAGACGCTAAGATTGCAATGCGCTGGCTTGCCAAGCAGATGGCCGTGCCTGACATGAACGTGATTATGCACAACGCAACCTACGATGCGGGGTGGATGAGAGCCGAGGGTGTAGAGATCAAGGGTCGGATCATTGACACTATGATTACCGGTGCTCTGGTGGACGAGAACCGTTGGTCCTTTGGGCTTGACGCTATGGCTCGGGATTATGCCAGCGTTCGTAAGGATGAGAAGCTGTTGAAGGCTGCGGCTCAAGAGTGGGGCATCAACCCAAAGGCGGAGATGTGGAAGTTGCCACCTAAGTATGTTGGCGCCTACGCCGAGCGGGATGCCGTGGCAACACTGGCGCTATGGAACGCACTGAAGATAGAGCTTGAAGAGCAAGAGTTGTGGCACATCTGGAACATCGAGACTGACCTGATCCCCTGCATGCTGGACATGCGGAGCAACGGGGTACGGGTGGATTTGGACAAGGCCGAGAGGAACAAGAAGTTTATCCGTAATAAAACTAAAGAGCTTCGTAAATCTATTCAAAAGGAAAGTGGTGTAGAAGTTGACATCTGGGCGTCCGCATCCATTGCAAAGATGTTTGACAAGATGGGTCTGACGTACCCCAGAACCGAGAAGGGCGCTGTCTCGTTCACAAAATCGTGGCTCAACAGTCACCCGTCAGAAATCTGCCAACAGTTAGTTAAGCTCCGTGAGTTCGACAAGGCTGACAGCACGTTCATCGACAGCATCCTGCGGCATGAGCACAACGGTCGCATCCATACCGAGCTACACTCCACGCGCAGGGACGAAGGCGGCACGGTTACTGGGCGGTTCTCTTCTTCGAACCCCAACCTCCAGCAGATTCCGGCGAGAGACAAGGACATCAAGAAGTTAATCCGTGGGTTGTTTATACCAGAGGACGGATACAAGTGGGGATCGTTCGATTATTCTAGCCAAGAGCCAAGATTGTTGGTACACTTCGCGGCCAGCGTGGGGAGCATGCCTCGCAAGGATCTTCTTGACGACATCGTCCATGAATACAACACCTCAGACGTAGACTTGCACCAGATGGTTGCCGACCTAGCGGGCATTAGCCGCAAGGAAGCCAAGGCCGTGAACCTGGGAATCATGTATGGCATGGGGGCAGGCAAACTAGCCGACCAGATCGATGTCTCCTTCGAAGGGGCCAAAGAACTGATGACCCAGCACCGCAACAAAGTCCCGTTTGTTAAGGCGCTTGCTGAGATGGCATCTCGTAGAGCTTCTAGCCACGGGCAGATCCGTACTCTACTAGGCCGCAAGTGCAGGTTTCATCTTTGGGAGCCAACTAAGTTCGGCACCGGCAAAGCCCTGCCACATGATGAGGCTCAGAAAGAATACGGCGGCCCCAACGGCATCAAACGAGCGTTTACTTACAAGGCGTTAAACAGATTGATCCAAGGATCGGCGGCCGACCAGACTAAGAAAGCGATGCTTGATTGCTACCAAGCGGGACATACCCCTATGCTGACAGTTCATGATGAGCTATGCTTTAACATAGATAGCACGGAGCAAGCGAACCACATCAAAGAACTTATGGAAACAGGCGTAGAGCTCAAGGTGCCATCTAAAATTGACGTAGATATCCAAGCAGATTGGGGAGACATAGAATGATTGATCCGAAAATGGAGAGCCTCGGTTTTAAACAGATGCATCCGATGCAAGTAGAAGCCCTCATGGACTTCATCGGGACCACCTTAAACCTAGCAGCCCTAACCAATGACCGAGATGTGTTGGAGGAGACGGAAGCCGCAGCCGATGAGATAGTTCGGTTGTTCGGCGGCAATGGCATTAAGCTAACAGTCAGTACTTACTGACCTCTTTGCGCCCGCTCTGCAATCTCTTGGTTCTTGCGGTCCCCGAAGTAACTTGGGGCAAAGGTTTTAGCACTTTCAATTATGTCCGTGCCAACATCCCCGATTGTATTTGCCGCGTTGCTTACGAAGCCACTCGCTGTGTCTAAAAGTGTTTGAGGCTCTGTCGGTTGAACTACCTCTTGTACCAGCGGCACCGGAGCCTGAACTTGCACCGGAGCCTGAACTTGACCCTGACCTACGTTAGCTATAGCGGCGTCTGTTTCTTGAGCTATCTTAGCTCTTTTCGCAGCTAATCGAGCAGCACGTTCTTGAGCCCCAACCTCTGGGGAAAGCGGCTGGTTGCGAACATCATTAGATAACCCATTAAACGTGCCCCATGGTATGTCTTGGATGACCCGTGGAGCACGGTCCTCGGAGCGCATTGTCATTCTTATTTCTTTGATGAGCTCTTTAGAAGCCAACCCAGGCCAGAACCTACCATCTAAGATAGCCTTAACTTCAGCAGCCCCCAGTCCCGCGCTTTTTAGCTGACGTGTAAGGTCTGTGTCCGTAGCGTTTAGTTTCCGTGCTTGCTGTACATTGTAGTACAACTTGCTTTGCTCACGGTACAGGTTGTCAAGATATGTATTCCAAGATTCAGTCATCTGTTCTACTGTGCTGTCGGCTCGTTTAATCACACGAGTCGCCACGCTTTTTGCAGATGAACGGAGCGGCAAATATTCTCCGCCTTTAAATGTAAAGTCTTCTCGTGTGTTCAGAGTGATTGGAGTCATCCCTGTGACCGCTCTAGCTAACTCTTCGTTACCTGTAAACGTTTGCCCTCGAGTTCCTGGCTGTCCAGATAGAGCACGATATAAACGTCCAGCTTGAAGTTCTCCACCACGTTCTTCTGTAGCCATCCGGGCATAACCAGGGATGTACGCACTTAGCATATGCGTCACACCTTGAGATACTTTTGATCCTAGACTCTCTCCATCTTGATAAATCTTTGAACCTGTCTGAGTTTCCCCACCTCGTCCTAGCCATGAAGAAGGGAGAACGTCCAGCGCGCGCTCAAAGATAATAGACTCAGAAGCGAAGGGCTCAAGGTATCCAAGAATCCCGGCCCAAGAAGCAGCGGTAATTTTCTCTACGTCACTGGCGTTAAGCTCGCCTTTTTCTTGAAATGTACGCATGGCGTTGATGATTGGATCTCGGACAAACCCGTAAGGATTAACAAAACTCTGATCGAACAACTGCATTCTGCCGCGGCCGTCATTGCTGATAACACCCAAGGCGTGGCCTTGGTAGAACTCTCCTACCAGTGACTCCGCCGCGTCCATCTCTTCTTGCGTGGTTCCCGTTGCAAGCATCGAGGCTTTGGTAACGGCAGCAGGCGTACCCGCGGATACAGCTAAGAAAGATATTAGTCGTTGAGACCCAATGCCCCGGATCTGACGCTCTAGTATGCCAGCCCTTTCTTTACCAATAATCTTTTTTAAATCGTCATCTACTCTAAACGAAAGTTCTTTTAATCCTCTGTGCATTGTGTTGTAGGAGTTGCGGATATTTTCAGAAGCAAACGATGTAAAGTTACCAACTACTGGAATGGCATCTAACACGCGAACAGCTTTACCGATCCGAGAGTAGACAGGCATTGTGTCTTTGACCGTGTCCCCAGCCATAGTAAGTAGCAAGTTCGAAGGGCTGTCGGCCACAGCCAAACTACCTGCTCTTTTTGCAAGCCCTGAGTCCACAAGGTTTTTAGCTAACGCACTTCTAATGCCAACAGCGGAAGTACTTGACACTCCGCTGCCAAGTACATCCAAACCCGCTTTGCCCAAAGCGTTGGTCATCTTAGATTGCTCGGAAAAGACAGCCATCAGTTTAAAGAATGAGTCTGATTCAGAATATAACTTCTCAAATTGTTTCATAAACGGAATGGCTTTGTTAATAGTTCCAAACACATTAGAGACTTTTTCACTGGCACTAAACTTTTGAGCAAAGTCCCTGTAGTCTCTTAAAGCACTGGTCACTAGGCTTGTGTCCATAACCCCCAAGGCCCCAAGTTCTTGCGAGAACCGAGCGAAACCGGCATCGTCCATGTGGTCTACGTTAGCCGCGATTAAACGAAACGTGTCCACAAAGTCAGAGTCCCGGCCAAGATTCCCGTTACCGGCTAGGTACATTAAGTTCCCGTAGATGTTTCTAACCTGAGAGATGGGGTTTGGAACAATAGCCATACGTTGCGCTTGCCCTTTGAGCGTTGCGCCAATGGCTACAGCTTGACCCAATCCGTCCAGCCCCATTCGAGCAGGCGTGGTTAACGCATCTTTAACCTCGGGTCGAACATATGCGCCTGTCATATCTGCAAATTTACCGCCGAATACTCCGGTGGTTAATTCTCCAGTGTCGTCCATTCCAATTCTAACGTAACCCAAACTTTTTAATCTGTCGTCAGCCGCGATAATTGCTGCGTCAGTCCCAGCATTTCCAACATCTGCGCCGGAACGTGCCTTTGCTACATCGGGAGTAGCGGCCCCTCGCCTATCAACAGATCTAATGATTGCAGGGAGCTCTCCTTTTGCAACCCTCTCCAATCCGTCTTCTAGGTTTGTCCCTAACTCACGGCCCACGCCTCGATAGAAGTTTGCTCCAGCCAGGGTGTTAGCCATATCCGATATAGTGCTCATAAACACTTTCTTTGGATCGATGACCTCACCCTTTAACGCCCGTAGTTCAGGAAGCTCGTCTAGACCCTCAATACGTTTGATGAACATGTCATCGGCCAACCCAACAGCACGTCCTTCTTGGATGACTTCAGTTCTTCCAACTTTAAAACTATTTTGTAATTCAGTAAGGATTCTCTTTGCATCAGGCACATCTTTTGCACCCGCAAGTCCTATGTACTCGTACAGTTTGGAACTAGCCATCTCGTCCAATTCTTTTGAAGAGTAGGGAGCCTCTGGAAACACAGCACCTTCGAACTTCACCTGTAGTTTTTGTATCCCAGTAAGTGGCTTTTGAAGATTTTTATTTTCAAGAGCAGTTCTCAGTTCTTTATAGGCTGACTTAAAGGCTGGGCCCTCTATGTCTAACTGTTTATAGAACTCTTCCTTGTTATCGTATTGCTTAAACCGGCGACGAAGAAAGCCCGCGGTAGATGCCTTGTGCGCTTTGACATCTTCAAGCGCACTTTTAAGTCCTGGGTTTACTTTGCCGGAGAGCACCATCTCGTCGTGTCTAAGCTCAAGTTCTTTAAATATGCTATCTTGAAAATCAAGGTCCAATTTAAGCATACGTTCTGCTGCTTGTTTAGCGCGAGGTGTGTACCCGTCAAGCGCGGTGCTGTTAGCCTCAGTTAGAAACTTATACAAATCTTTTTCTAGTTTAGCGCGCTGTTTTTTAGTTTTCTTGGTGACATCAACAATGGTCATAAACTGACCAGTGGAGTTCTCCCACTCCTCAAAAAACTTCAACGCTGTACGTTGCGCGTCGGCACCCACGGCCTCTACGTCTAAGATCTCTTCCGCCAGCTTGGCGTACTTAGTTCCGGTGGCGCTTAACTGTTCCGTTAGAAACTTTTTGCTGGCTCCCACCCCTGGAATCTTACCTATCTGTCTTCCGGCGGCGTTGAATATGCTGGAAGAAGTTCTCGCCAATGTAGACGTCACAGCAGAAACACCAGGCACAGTACCCAAGGACCTAGCAGCTATGCCCGCAACAGGAAGCCCCACGTCGAATGTTAAACTGGCAAATCCTCCTTCAAATCCACGTCGTAGTTTGTTCCTTATTATGCCACCCGCAAGGTCAGAACCTTCCATCTGAGAGGTATCTTCTGTTTGAAGCAGGGGCATTACATCAAAGGCGTCGGACATAGTAGCTCGACCATCTGGAGTAACGAGGGTTTCATAGGCCCCAGTTGCCAAGGCTGTGGTTCCGATTAAACCCGTCCTAGATTTAAGAAGAGCTTTACCTGTGGCAGATTCCCCGAAGGCATCTGCGGAACGGAAGAACCTACTCTTAGCTTTCTTTGCACCTTTAGTCGTAACGCGGGCAAGGTTGGCGCCTTTGGCCACAGAACTAGCGCGGCCCAGCCATCCCGCTATTGGGATAAACCCAAGGCCAAAACCCAACAACTCCTCGGTGACTTCGCCGGCGGTAGTCTTGGGGTCAAGGTCGTGTTCTTTTTTAAAACCCTCGAACGCCTCTGTAACAGGGCGGGCGTATTCTGTGCCCAAAGAGAGATCGAGGCCCGCCGCAGCAAACTCCGCAATACCTTGGGCCACGGTTACAGGAGCAACGACCAGCCCACGGCCGATGTCCGTGAACGTAGATTCCTCATACGGGGCAAGAATATCAAGAGCTTGTTTCTTCAACGCCTTGGCTGATTTTACATCTCCATTTTCAAATGCAGCAATTGCTTGCCCAGCTATTAACTCGTGTTCCTGTTGAGCAAGAGCTTGTTTTTTTAAACGCTTTGCTCCTTCGATGTCGCCGCTTTCGTATCGAGAAATCGCCGCTTGTTCTAGTTCCCGGAATGTTGGCATTGAGTTCTCCTCTCCGTATTACTAGATTTCGTTAAGTGTTACTTTATTTGAACCGGCGGCTCCGCCACCGTAAGGCTCACCAGGAAACACTATATCAGAAAACCTTCTAAGCTGTGCGTCGGGAAAACCCATTTTTTCTAACGCAGTAATAGGGGTCTCGTCAGAGCCCAGCATATCATAATCAATTCCGTCAAACGCTTTACTTATAGCAGCCAGTGCAGGATCGGTTTTTAAAATACTCTTTGGGGTTTTAAACATCTCCGCTATTTTAAGTTTGGCTTCATACAATTCCAACGATTGCTCGGATTTCCGACCTTCATCTTTCAACCTCTGACGGGTCTCTAGCTCAGTTAAAGCAATTCTATTTACCTGATCCTGTGATCTTTCGTCAGCTCTTACTCCTGCGGCAAGTGCTGTTCTTCGATCCTCTTCAGCCGATTGAATAGCCATCATATTAATCTTGTCTTGGCGAGCCTGTTCAATACTTCTATCTTCTTTCATCATCTTCGTGCCATCAAGCATGCCCTGTGCTATGTTGGTCAAGGCACTCGGATCTTGGCCCGCGGCGATAGCAAACCCGATCATAGCAAAGTCGTTCCATTTATCCTTGGCGCTGTCTTTGTCTTTGCCCCCAAGCATATCTGCGTACATCTTCTGGTAATCTTTGACCGTGCTAGGAGCGAAAAGGGTTTTCCCTGTACCCGCGGCACCTGCACCGTCGTCCTTTTCAATTTTATCTGCAACGTCAGGAACTATAGCCATAGAGTTCAGACTGCCTTGAGTAAGTTTTTCTTCTCTGGCCCTAAATTCTTTCGCCGTTTCGGGTTCAACTTTTGTTTCCGTGCCCGTTGGAACTTCGGCAGCGACAATCGCGTTTTGAGCTCTTATTTTTTCAGAGTCTTTAAGACGCATAGAGTTTAGCCCGCCTTGAGCGTTAACACGATCTTCTTCTTGTTTTCTGAACTCTTGCGCTGCTTTGTCCTCAGAGGCTTTGGTAAAAGCTGCAAACCGAGCTTCATCGGTTGCGGGATCGTCGGTAAAGAAGAACTCAGAGCCGTCAATGTCTCGAACGGCTTCCATTTCGGAGCTAACCCCTGTGTTTGAGGCTGCATCTTCTGCAAGTTTTTCTGATGCGTCAAACACCTGAGTCCCCGCACCAGTGTCAAACACAGAAACAGCAGGTCCTACCGCTCTATTTCCAAATCCTGAAACTATTTTCCGGCTCACGTTCTTAGGAGTAATGGATTGACGAAGTATCCCTAGATCGTACCCAGCCTCGATAGCTTCACGACGAGAGTTTAAAGCACTTCGTTCTCCGCTAGATAAACTTTTTCCAGCAAGCTGCTCGGAGATGCTTTGATACTCAGCTATTTTAGCTTTGAGAGCTTCGGCTTGCGCAGCGTCACTCTCATCTTGTTGACTTATCCTAGCGTCAAAATACGAGGAGCCCGCATTAGTAACATTCGCCAACAAGTTTTCTCCTGCGCCCATAATACTGCGCCCTAAATCCCCGATGCGCAAACCGGGCCGACCCGCCTGTGTTTGCCCACCGTCCTCCGCTTGCTCCGCTTGCTCTGCTTGCTCTGCTTGAGCCTTGATTATTTCGTTCACACGGCTTGAGGTAGATGTGCCGTCATCCGGGTTCACACGGCTTGAGATAGATGTGCCCTCATCAATACGCGCGATAGCTTCCCCTGATGGGTCTCGCTCTGCAATTAACGCCATGGCCTCAGCCAAGATCCGAGCTTCGCGTTCTGCTGGAGTTTCCTCACCACCCTTGGCTTGCGATGCCAATAATTCCTCACTTTGAAGCGTGCCGTCGCTCTGAAACTGTTTCTCAAGTCGAGCTTGCTCTAACGCTGTGGGGAAACCCATGCTTGGGGGGCCACTCCTCGGGAAGTCTGTACTTTGAGATTGTGACATAGGTACGGTCAAACCCCCAAATGGTGATTGCATCGTTTTACCTAAATATCTCGTGAGGTTTTCCTCTCTTCGAGCGGCGTCAGGGAACAAAGAAAAGTTAGAGAGTTGTTCTTTCAACTTAGCTAACGCCGCTCGACGGTTAGCTGTCCGAGGGTCCTCCTCCACAACATCGCCAAGTGTTCGGGGGCCGTCCGCGCGTGTCGAAGCTGCGTTCATCATCTGATCAATAGAAAGGTCGGACAAGCCTTGTGGGCTCTCGGTGCGGATAGGACTGTCAGAAGAAAACCCTTGGAGGCTTAGTGGATTAACATCTATTGAAGGCGACCCAAGTTGATCCAAAGTTGTCTGCGCTAAAGGTTCCGCTTCAGGTAGTGCAACGTCAAGGCCGGCAAACATCCGCTTAACATAGCTGTTATCAGTAGTAACAACCTCTGCGAAAGAACCGTCTTTTTTGAGTTCAGATAATATTTCAGGCGTAGCTTCTTTGACCAAGAACAAGTCTCTAAACCTCCTGCCGTACACGCTTTGACTAAGAAGTTGCAACTCAGAAGACGTAAGATGTAAGAACTCGTTCCCTTCCATAAGACCAGGAATTTGAACAAGGAACATCGAGGGCGCCACGGCATCCTTACTTCCTTCAGAAAACCTCTGCGCTTCGCCCATCAGTTCAGGGGACGAGGTCATTATGCCGCCCATGTTTGCAAGTTTGGACCGAGCGTCACGGTTCGAGAAGAGCTTCCTATTTTCTACTTTCATAACAAGTCCTTACGTTACTGATTTGCTCGATACATACCATACAAACCACCGGCTAGGCCGCCAATTTGTGATACGGCGCTTGGTCCAGGGGCCGATGACTGAGTATAAGATGACTGCCCGATAGGCATACCCTGATAGATGTCTGAGTAAAAGCCCAAGTCTTGCATAGGCTGTTGGTACTGCTGATACTGGTTCTGGTATGTAGCGTCCAACTGTGCTTGGTTGAGGCCCTGCTGTTGCTGGCCAATTCGTGCAAGCTGATTGTAGTCGTTCATTGCCAGACCCTGCTGCGCTTCGCCCAGTTGAGCTTGCTGCATGCCCATGGATCCAAGGCCCTGGGCCATTGCACCGTACTGGTTGGCGGCATTCATGCCCATGTTGCCGTACTGGTAGCCTAGGTTCCCGACGTTCTGACCAAGTTGGCCCATCTGGTTGGCAGTCTGTAGGCCCATCTGAGCGCCTTGCATGCCCATGGCACCCGCTTGTTGAGCGCCCTGCATACCTAACTGAGTTGCGTTAAGACCTGTTGCGGCACCCGCTTGACCCATCTGGCTGGTCATCCCAGCGGCTGATTGCTGACGTTGTCTTGCTTGCTCATACGCATTTTGAGCGCGGTTGGATGCACTTTCATACCCAGCCTGACGCATTCCAGAGGCAGTCTTAGCCTGCTGATCAAGGGTGTTCCTAGAGATTTCGCCTTGTGCAATGCCCTGACGTGATCCGCCAAAGGAGCCCGCGCCAACGGCTCCAGCGCCAAGTTGGTTCTGTTGCTGCTGACCGGCTCGTGCCACGTCGGCCATGGCCGCATCAATTACGGACGACTCATACGGGTTCATGTACTTTTGAATAGAGGCTGGGTCAAACTCAGCAGCAGACCCCTGAAGACCTGCGATGCCCGCTTGTGACGCGCCCATGCCATACTGGCCCATGCCGCGAGCGGCTTGCGAGGCTTGCATAATGCCTCTAGCACCAGCCCCGGCGGCGGCTTGGCCTCGGGCCCCTGCGCCTTGAGAACTTGTAATAGCATTTTTCATCTGCTCGGTTGCAAAATCACGGTACGGTGTTGCACCTTGATACGCATCGCCTATCATCTGCTGGGCGCGACCTACACCCTGAACACCAGAACCAACGGTATATGCCCCGGCTTGAAGCATCGGCATATAAGAGCCAACGCCGCTTGTAGCCATCGCATCTGCTTGGTTCTGAAGAGCAGTCCTGCCTGCAACACTGCGCGTTGGCATTTTAAGGTTGCGGAGTTGCTCATCGGTCATCGAGCCAGAACGCGCCCTGTAACCACGCATTGCTTCGTCAAGAATGCCAGAATAGTTTTTGTCCGAAGAGGACATATACTTCTTCATCCACTCTGGGATGTCAGTAATCTGTGTGTTCTGTGAAGTTTGCGTAGCCATTATGCTTGCCCTCGCTCAAAATCTCTCATCATGGCATACATATTAGCTGCCCCTTTTTTTCTATCGCCGTTGCCCGCGCCCGTAACCGCCGCCTCAGTCATTACAAACTCACCGTCTGACAACAACGCTTTCTGTACAGGGACACCGCCCTGTCGAATCTCCGCAGGAACCGAATCACTGGTCCCAGTTCCGGGGCCCTCGATAAAGCCACCTTGGGCGCGCCTTAACGTAGTGGGCTCGGGCAAGTATTCCATGGGGTAACTAAATCCCATTTTTTCCTCATACTTTCGATCTTCGGCACTGGCTTCTGCCATAGTGTCAAACGGAGAGCCCGTGTGAAATGAGAAGTACTTGGGCTTTGAGGCATCTTGGTCTTGAGTGGCACCTGCGGCTGCGCCCACAATAGACCCTGCTGCCAAAAGATTAACGGGGTCAGACAAAAACCCTTCCATAAACCCTTTGTCTTTAACCGCTTTTTTAGCCAGTCCCGCCACTGACTCATTGGCAACGACCGCCGATGCGTTAGCGGTCACAGCATTTTGAGTAGCTAAATCCGCGATGCCCTGCGAAGTCCCGATGCCCGCGCTCCCAAGAGCGCCAGAGATTGTTTTGCCAATACTGGTTTCACGCAAGAATGGAGACGCGAATTTACCAATGACCCCCGCAGTTACAGCGTTCCGAATAGCTTTTTTTGGGCTGTCTCCGTCGAGCAAAGATCCAATGCCCGAGCCGAGGGCTGGGCCAATAAGAGGTCCAAGGCCTGGGATAAGAGCCCCTGCCAGTCCCCCGAGTGTGGAAAATAAACCCATTACGATTCGCCTCTGATAGCTTCTGGCGTGTCAACCCCGTTTTCACAGTTTTCACATGTGACTGTATCAGAACTTGTCGCAGGATTCCAGAGGGATCCATTTTTAAGTGTGATAATAGTACCGATCATGATATAGTCACCGTTACTGCTCCTACGCCACCTGTTACAGAGTTGCCTCTTAAATTGCTTATATCAGCAACTGCGATTTTTACAAAGCCCATCATTCCAGAAGCGTCGTGGTAGTTAAATAACTCCCCTGGAGGCAAACCTTGATCATCCGTTTGCAGGTTTGTAAGAGCAAGACCCGTGTGCCGACCCTCCCCTGGGTTATGCATCTGAGTTAAATACACAGAAAACGACCGCATCATCTCAACCATATACGCCTGATTGTACTCTTCGGGCGGTACAGGAAAGAACGGGAGGACTAAGTTTCTGGACATTAACGGGACCCGTCAGGTTGTATTTCAACCCGAGGAGATCCAAGCCTCCAAGCGACACCCGTATCTGTTGAGCCAATGCGGAAGGCAAACGACCTGCCCCGAAGACGTATGTGTAGCTGATCGGTGAACTGCTCCACAGGAAGAGTAGTCGCCTTCACAACATTCTTAGAATTGGTCTCAAGATACGCCCCGCCTGGGAAGTTGCGGACTTTAAATGTCATGTTGGCTGTAGGGGTAATCGCGGTACTGTTTCGAAACGTCAGGTCAGGGATAACCCTTCGGATAAATACAAACTGATCCCCTTCTCCGATATCCATCTGACTGCTCTCGATGAACGAAGTAATGGCCGTGGGAGGAGTAGTGCTGTTGTCGTCGAATCCAGACTCGTGGTTGTATAAAACATGATCTGGAGCCGCCGCAATAGGAAGGCTTTCCACACCACGGTCCAACCATGCCGTGCGGCTGAGTGTTCCGTAGTACCAAATCTGCTGTTGGTAGTTGTAAATTACATACCGGTCATTCTCTGAACTAGACGCTGACGGATAGAACCACCAGATTTCAGAGAACGCTGTGTTGGTGGATGCTGTTATCTTCTGTAGCTGATCTTTGTTTATATCGCTGAACACATAGTCTCGAACCGTGCACGGTAATCTTTGAACAGCCCCGCCATAAACGTAGAACTCTTCTGCCCCCATCCAAAAAACATTGTCCTCCACTGCAATAGCCGCCAACGGCCCCGCAATAGTAATGTTTTCAGCCACAGTGTTAATCCCGAAGATAAACGGGGGTCCGAGGAATTGCATTGCATGAAGCGAAACGTCCGTAAACACCAGCACCTGCTGACGTGTTTCTATCGCAGTTATAATCTCGGACCCAGAGCCAAGGCGCAAATCGCCCGCAGTGTTAGTCGGGGTCGGTGCCCAGTCCACCAAGGACTCTTGGGAGGAGAACCTAATGAGCAAAGGATCTTGAGTGCCAGGGCTAGATTGACTGTCGCACCCAAACGCTATGATGTGCCGATCTCGATCAGATACTAAAACCTTCTTCGCTATTGTCGGAGCAGATATCTGACCCGCTAACGAATCAAGAGATACCGCAGGAACTAAGCCCCCAGCCTTTGACCAGTAGTAGATCCCTGCGTCTCGCACATTAATCAGTAGGTTTTCACCGAAGTTATCATGGGACCAGATGCGAAGAGTTTGCCCAGACGTCAAAAGATCTGTGCCAGAGTTCCAAGTTCCGCGGCCATACGTTCCTGCACCCCAACCGTTGCCCACAATAGTTGTATCAAGCCCCGTATTAATTTGATACGTAGCAACCGTTGCGCTACCACCAGTGCCACTATCCGATGCGTTAGAAAACACAAAGGTGGGGTTTAACCCGTTTGTTGTTGTTATAGAAGCAATACTGGAAACAGTCCTAGCTTCAATTTGAAATACGTTGGCGTTCACAACCGCGGTCACTTGATATTCTTGATTGAGAACTGCTGCGGTAATTAAACCACCAGAACCCAACGCAGCGGCATCTGTAAAAGTTACAAAATCGTCTACTAATACTCCGTTAGCGTTCTCAGTCACGCTAACTGTTGCACAAGTAATTGCCACACCGTCCGCATGCGAGGCTGCGGTTGTTCCATTCACGCCTCTGACTATGCCAATCAGTGTCTTGGTAGATATAGCAGCGTAAGTCATTTCCTCACTGCCAATTTTAATTCTTCCTGAAACAGGGAACCTCGCCACGCTGTCCAGAAGAATTGATATGTCTGTTGCGGTTATGGCTCCGTCTATTGTGTTGGCACCAGTAGCAAACGTAGCGTCTCCAGCCCCTGAAATAAGCCTGATCGGAGTGATGTCATTATACTGACCGCCCTCGTTAATGTAATATTTTAAGTGAGTTCCAACGCCCAAGTACCTGTCACCTGCTAGACTGACCCATGGATGCAAGGCCCTGCACGTTCCAAGAAAAAAGGTGAGTGAGCTTTTTATCCACCCGCCTATTTTTTCAGCAAATCCAAACCTGAACCTAACCTTGTCCATGTCAAACCAACCGCCTTCATTGCTGTAGGAGGTTGTTTCCCGGTTAATACCGGGGCGAAACTGGAGTTTGGTCAGGGGCATTCATTTACTCCGCCTAGTTTACAATTTCTGCTTCTTCTGGCTCAGTCGATAAAGATGCTGTTAGCGTATTCATAAACGCCATACGTCCCATTTTCAACTGGTCTATGTTAAAATTAGCAGAGCCAATCTTTCTATCTAAGTCAGCAACGTGGTTCACCATTACCTTCTGGGTGTCTGTTAGTTGGTCTTCAGTGTAAGATTTATTGTTGATCGTAATGGTGTTTGTTTTTTTCTCAGCCATTGTGATCTCCTTTCGGGGTTGGGGTTAAATTACCACGGTAGAGGTTCTACAGTAGGGGTTATGGGAGGGGTTGCCATTGAGTTGATCTGCCCGTCTAAATTCTCTTTAAAGTTACCAACACCTTCTTCGCCAAGGTCATCTTGCACCCAGCCAAGAACTTGAGTTTCTGTTAGGTCTGCATACGGAGTAAAGTCATCACCCTCAACTTGAGTGAGTCGAGTGCTTCCGCCGCTAATTGCGGTATTTGTGCCGTCTGTACCTGTTAGTGTCCACAGAATGTTCACCACGAAATCTAATTCTGGGGTGGGCATTGTGGACATACTGTCAACAGTCCAAGTGTATGTATTAGGCATATCTTATCCTTCCAGTGTTGCTATACGAGCCAAGGCTGCGTCTAATGCTGTTGACAGTTCTTGTACTGACTTTACCAGATGCCAAGTAAGGTTGTCAGCGTTTACTGAAAGCACACCTTGAGAT